GTGGCAGTCTCCTGCCTGTGGCCCGGTTACACAAAATCTAGGACACGCCCCAACCGCGGGGTGCAGGACATCTTCATTGCCTGCGTCGATGGCCTGAAGGGGTTTCCCGAGGCGATCGAGGCGGTGTTCCCGCAGACCACCGTGCAGCTGTGCATCGTGCACATGGTGCGGCACAGCCTGAACTACGTCTCGTGGAAACGCCGCGCCGAGGTTGCCGCCGATCTCAAGCGCATTTACGCCTGCGCCACCGTCGAGGAGGCCGAGCAGGCACTGACCGAGTTCGAGGCCAAGTGGGACGCCCAGTACCCGCCCATCAGCCAGTCATGGCGGCGCAATTGGTCACGACTGATCCCGTTCTTCGACTACCCACCGGAGATCCGCAAGGTGATCTATACGACCAACGCCATCGAGTCGGTCAACATGAGCCTGCGCAAGCTGACCAAGAACCGCGGCGCGTTCCCCAGCGACGAAGCCTTGATGAAACTGTTCTACCTGGCTCTGCGCAACATCACCAAGAAATGGACGCTGCCGATCCGCGACTGGAAGGCTGCGCTGAACCGCTTTACGATCCAGTTCGAGGGGCGACTTCCTCAGCGGTAACCCAAACCACGGTTACACAAAATTCTGCACACGCTCGCGCCGGAGCACATCCCGCAGATAGATGACTTCGGCCGGCCTGGCATGCCACACGCGCTCTCGCTCCTCGGCCATCATCAGCGCCCATTCGCGCGCGATGTTGCATGTCAGTGACCAGTACCGCATTCCTACTGGGTCGATATCCCTGCCTTCGGGGGTGAAGAACCGGTGTCCCTGGAAACCAAAACCGGCCCAAGGGCCGGTCAGGTCTACGCGTTCGTAGGTGTCTAGCTGCATTGTCCGGTCCGCTTCCTGTGGAGGGACAACCATTGATAGACCACCAGGGCGCACAGGAGCGTCAATACAGCCCACTTCGCATAATGTATAGAAGGTTGGCGTTATGGCGGCTGGGGAGAGCGCGATCAGCAGCGCCTCATGCGCCCCTGCGTGCATGCCGATTGCCACCAGTGCGAGCGCCCCGATCACCGTAGTGACCGGGCACAGTCTGTCCCACAGCGCACTCCACGCCTTCTTCTCTGCCGGCGATGCTGCTTCTTCCTGGCGCACCTTCACGGCCAACGCCGGATCGGCCTGTGCCAGTTCAATGAGCGCCATCAGGTGTGTGTCTGTGATCTTGCCGCCTTTGCGCCACACCGAAACCGAATTCCGCGACACGCCAAGCGACAGCGCAACGCTGTTGTCTGAGTCGCGCGAGCATGCTTTTCGCGCCGTGTCAAGTAATTTATTTATGGTGTCCACGTCATATACCGTTTGACAGAAGTGTCCTTTCTCATGTTACATGCACCTCGTGTCCTACGCCGTATGACACCGCGCCCCCGGCTCCCCTCCGGGGTCCGCGTCAAGGGGCAGGGGATAGGGGCTTCATGGACACAAACGCACTTGCACTGATCGGCGCTTCGGCGCTGACCGTGATCGTCGGCCTCGCCCGATTGGTCGCTTGGATTCTTGACCGTCGCGCCGAAGCTGCGCTGCGCGCACACCGCGAACAGGTCTTCATTATCGAAAGCTACGCCGATCTGGTCGCATCGTCTTTGGCGGTGGACTACGTTGATCCTTGCGTAGCTGCTGCTGAGGAACGCGCCGAACTCATGGCGGATGCCACATCTGGCTATTGGTATGGGCGGTCCGTCGCATGAAGGAGTTCGCAAAGTGCATCGGCTATGTGTGGGCGCTTGCTGCCTTCATCTCCCTTTTCATCATCGGTGCCTACTACCTGCCTGAGCCGTGGACATGGGTTTGTGGCGTGTTCTTGTTCCTCACGCCTGCCGGTCTGATCGCCTATTTCAGCGGGGTTGGCCATGACTGAGGTCGTCTCCCACATCGACACTTATCACACCGTGATCGGTGGTCGCCGCACTCGCCGTTTTCGCCTGACGGTGCGCCTCGCTGGCCGGCTGGTAGAGCAGAGCGTGCATGCATCGCGCCGTGCGGCTCGTGCCTGTGAAGCCGCTGCTGTGGAGTTCTACGCGCATGGCTGACGGATCGCGCGAAGTGGGGCTCCCCTCGTCTAACAGGGGAGTCAGTGAATTCAGGAATGCCGATGGCACCCTGACGGTCGCCATTGACTGGTTTTCCGCCTCTGTGGACTTGCGTGCCGTCCTGGGCGAAGCCGGTGTCTTCGTCAACGACGACCCCGAAGAGGTCCGCGAATGGATGGACGTCACCGCCGAGAACGCCCGTGCGGTCGCATTGCAAGTGTTCTGCTGGTTCTTCGCCGGCTTGGGCTTGGAACTTGACGAAAAGGCCGGGCCGGGGCGGTTTTATCTGTGGCGCGTGCGTATCATCGACCGCGACGGCCAGCACGTTGGGTTGATCGAGTTGGGCGGTGAGCACTGCCGCCGTGCAGATGGCACCTACACCGCGCGTATCGAGTTGACCGGCACCGGGTGTGGAGTGTTGAGCGCAGCGCGCTGCGGCCATGCGAAGCGGTGGCTGGAGCTTCGAGCGAAGCTCGAAAGCTGCGCTGGACGATTGACCCGTGTGGACGTTGCCGCCGATGACCTGCTGGGCAAATACCCCTTGAAACTGGCGCAAAGCTGGTATGCATCGGGGGAATTCGACAACCGTGGACAGCGCCCCAAGGCGCAGACCGTGGACGATCACGACAGTGGCGATGGCAAGACCTTTTATGTCGGCGGGAAGAAGTCCGAAAAGCAGCTGCGCGTGTACGAGAAGGGCAGGGAGCAAGGCGACAAGGCTTCCGAATGGGTGCGCTATGAAGCGCAATTTCGCGCCACCAACCGCAAGGAATTGCCGTTGGATTTGCTGCGCGATCCTGCTGGCTATCTGCTCGGTGCCTATCCCGTTCTCAAGTTCCTGCACTGCGTCGCCACGCGCATCGACATTACGAAAGCTGCTGTTGATGCCACTTGGAAAAGTGCGCGCCGGCACCTCAAGCGCCAATACGGTGCAACCCTTAATTTTATCGTGCGGCATTGCCCAACGCCTGACGCGTTGCATGCCGTCATCAGTACCTGCACGTCGCATCGGCTACCGGCGTGGGCAACAGCAGATGTAGCCAATCAATGGCCCGAAATCGCGGGCATCAATCAAGCCTTAGAAGGGGTTACACCATGAGCGGAATCAAAGTCACTGTATTGAGCGCCGAAGTCGATGAGCGTGGCGGCACGTTCAAGGATGACGAGGGCAAGGACCGGGAATACACCACGCGCAAGCAGAAGGCCAAGCTGGAAGCAGGCGGGTTCGCGTATCCGCTTGATGTGCGCTTGGAGAAGGGCCAAGCCGCCTATCAGCCCGGCGAATACGAGCTTGATCTGGAAGCCATGGTGACGGTCAACAAGGGCGCGATCAATTACAGCAAGTTTCATGTGTTGCGCGCTGTCAAAGCGCCTGCACGCGTGGCGGCTTAAGCCATGGCCGTGTGCGTAACCCTGCAAGCGGATGGCACGTTGGTGCCTACCGGCCAATCGGTCGGTGAGTGCAGCGGCTACGTGCTGGTGAGTGGGAGCGAATACAGCGTGTATGCGCTGGTGCAAGAAGCCTTCGCCATGCCCAGCAAGGAGGACGCCGTAGCGTGGTCCACCGGCTGCTGCGGCCTGGTGATCGTGTGGTTCGTCCTGGGACGCCTCGCCGGCAGCGTCGCAGGCATGTTCAACGACCGGTAAATCAATCAATGAGGAGAGTTAAACATGGGTGACATTCTGACTGGCGTGAGCGGTGCTGAAGCTGCAACCGCGATGATCGCAGCGGCTGCAATCATTGCCTTGGTGGGCTTCACCAAGTGGGGTGCCAAGAAGGTCGCAAGCTTCTTCGGCTAATGGCGGTGAGGGCAGGGCGGCGCTTCGGTGTCGCCCTCTCTCTTTCAGGGGTAGGGCGATGATCGTTCTCTTGTTCTGTGGATTCATGGGCGCCTTGTGCGGCTGGGCAGGCGTCAAGGGGTTGGATGTGTGAAGCACTTTTTCGTTTTCGCTTTGTGTCTGGTCGCGCTGTGCTGTGCATCGCGTGCTAGTGCTGCATGCGTACAACTTGAAGCGCCCACGTCATCGCATAACGGTGATTGGAGTTGTGCGGATCAGGGCGAAGCGTTTGCCAAGGTTTCAGCGTTTCCTGTGCCTGCTGACCTTGCAAAGTGTGGCATGAAGGCGGTGCGGGCAGTTTCCAGTGGTCCCGGCTTTACGCAGCGAATGACATATCCGGGCAATACATGCGGCATCGGGTATGAGCTCGATATCGGTACTGGTAGCGCTCAATTTCCCGAGGCATCGACGTGCGCCAAGCGACCTGCACAAAGCGGTTGGACCAATCCGACTGCGCCCACACCATCAGACGTTTGCAACGATGGTTGTTACTACACGTATGCGGTCGATCCAGGCAACCCGAAGGGCTATAGCTATACGCCTAGTGGTGCTACGTGCACGACCGATGATGCAGCCCCTCCTATTGATGATGGTGGCGAAGGAGGTGATGGTGATGGCGGCAGCGATGGTGGTGGAGATGGTGGCAGTGACGGTGGTGGAGACGGTGGAAGCGATGGCGGTGGTGACGGCGGCAGTGATGGTGGTGGAGACGGTGGCAGTGATGGCGGTGGTGACGGCGACGGCGATGGCGATGGCGATGGCGACGGTGATACTCCTGGTGATGGTGATGGCACGACGCCTGGTGAGGGTGAAGGCGGCGAGGGCGCTCCCATGTCCGAGCTCTACAAAAAAAGCGGCAAGACCGTCGAGTCTGTGCTGAGCAAATTCAATACGCAGGTGCGCGGCACACCCATGGTTGCCGGCATCACGGATTTCATGACTGTTCCGTCTGGTGGATCGTGCCCGGTGTTTTCGCTGGGCGCGTCGAAGTGGTGGAACGCCATGACGATCAATTTTCACTGCGGCGGCGATTTCCTGGCGTTTCTGCGCGCGGCGGGCTGGGTCATCCTGGCGATTGCTGCATACGCTGCGCTTCGCATTGCTGTGACCTGAGGACGACGATATGCAAGCAGGTTGGTTCAACGATTTGACGGCATGGTTGTGGCGTGCGGTCAAGCTGGTATGGCAGGCGATTGTCGATTTCGTGGGCGACCTGTTCGTGATGTGGCTGGAACAGTCGCTGGCGGCCATCCTCTACGTGTTGACGTTGCTGCCCATGCCGGACTTCATGAAGGGCCAGAGTATCGGCGGCATGCTCGGTAACGCCGGCAGCACAATTCTGTGGTTCGCCGATGTTTTCAAGATCGGGCCTGCACTGGTGATGATCGGCGCGGCCATGGTGTTCTATCTGTTACGTCGCGTGCTGACGGTCGGGATTTGGTGACATGCTAGTTTTCAACGAAGGTGTGCCGCGTGCTGGCAAGAGCTATGACGCGGTAAAGAATCACATCCTCCCCGCGCTTAAGAAGGGCCGGCGCGTGTTCGCACGTCTCAACGGCTTGCGGTTTGATCGCATTGCCAAGCACCTGGGCATTGCCGAAAGCGATGTGCAAAGCCTGCTCGTCTTGGTCGATACGAAGGACGTGACCAAGCTTTTTGCGTGCACGCAGGATGAGTCGGGCAAGTGGTGCATTCCGGACGAGTTCAAAGATGCGTTGGTCGTCATTGATGAGGTGCACGAGTTCTACGTCAATGAGCGCAAGCCGCTCGCGCCGGCAGTGGAGAATTTCTGGGCGCTGCTCGGCCAGAACGGCGGCGATGCGGTCATCATGACGCAATGGATCAACCGCCTGCACTCGGCGGTGAAAGCGCGTATCGAGAAGAAAAACACCTTCCAGAAGCTCACCGCTATCGGCATGAAGGGCCGATACCGTGTGACGTATTTCCACACCACTTCGCCTGGCAAGTTTGAGAAGGTGGGCGGACAGACGCTCAAGTACGATCCTGCGATTTTTCCGCTGTATGACGGCTATGCCCCTGGTGCCGAAAACACTGAGGTCTACGAAGAGGGCGGCAAAAACGTCTGGGCAGCCATGGCGGTGCGTGCTGCGATCTTCATCATCGTTGGTGGTGTCGGCATCTATTTCTTCGTGCACTACTTCACGAAGGATCGTTCCGATCCGAACAAGCCGGTGGCCTCGGCCAGCCAGACCAACAAGCCCACACACGTGGGTGCGGGTTTGGCAAACGGTGCGCCAAGCGTGCCGATCCAGCCGCCACCGCCCGATCCGCTCGCCGATCTCACCCAGGAACAGCGCTATGTCGCCGAGCTTGCCAACAAGGGCCGCATACGGCTGTCAGCGCGTGCGCGGGTAGGGGATCACGACCGGGCTTGGGTCCAATGGATTGACGAGAGCAATAACGTCATTGAGGAACTGGACCTCACCCAGCTGCGCGCCCTGGGCTATAGCGTCAGCGTCGTCACGTACGGCGTTCGCCTGTCAGCAGGCAAGCACATCATGGTGGCCACCGCGTGGCCCTGGACCGCGCCTATACGTGAGAAGGACGCACGGCTCTACAACATGGCCCCCGATGGGAGCGGTGGCGCTGCTGGCGTTGCGACCGTAGGGAGTGACGGCGGCGGCGCTGACCGCGACCGGGTGCGAGGCGGTGTCATTGAGTACGGGCCGCGCACGCAGGGCACGTTCCCGGACAACAAGGCCTACACCACGAACACCACGACGCCGGCAACCACCTTGCAGATGTAGTTTCGTGACGCGTCATATAACTAATCATCATTAGCTTTTTCTGACGCGTCAGATTAATATAGACACATCAGAGCTACGGACTACCGTGATGCGCGGCGAAAAAGACCCCGGCACCATCGAAATGCAGCTGCCCAAGCGTCGTGGCCGACCACCTTCAAACGGTGTTGCGGCGCAGACCGCTGCCGATCTGAGCAGGGCGTATCGCCAACGCCGTCGTGCAGCGGTCAATAACTACAAGCGCGGTGAGGTGCTGACCGACATGGAGTTGCTCGACCGATTGCGCCGCGCGATCACCAGCGGCAATTCCCAGCTGGCCGGCATCTACGCCCGTGACGTGCAGGAGCGTTACCCGTACGATGTCTGACGCGTCATGAAATTACCGCTTCCCGCTGCCGTTCTCTGAAGGGCGATGCCGCCATGGCCGATGCCCAGCGATCCGCCCACTTTGCAGATGTAGTTTCATGACGCGTCACAATTCAGCACGGATCGTTCGGCAATTCCTGCCAGCCGTTCGACAGTCTGCGGAATCGTTTGTGCTGAATGCATCGTTCGTCCGATTCCAGTGGCCGTAGTTGCAGCGTTGCCGGTGCTGTGCGCTGGGAGCGGGGCGTGTAGAGCGGTTGCGGCGCGACTGCGGGTAGCGCTGCGCTGACGGTGCGCATGGTGAAGTAGCCCAGGCACAGTGCCACCACACCCGCGAAGGCTGCGGTCATCAGTTGACCGACGAAGATGCCCAGGGCGATTTCCCACCAGAGTCCATCGTGGTTCTTCTGCGGTCTGTAGCTCATACGGCCCCCAATGATGATGAGCCGGCATTGTAGGGGTGTAGGGGCATTGCCCCTACGGAGAACGCCTCACCCGCGCCGTGGAGCTCTAGGCCCACGCGTCCTACGCACCACCGTCGATCTATCGGCGGACCCCGCGCCATCCACCGATGACAACCGCTTTTCTCTGCGAGCTCGCAGCACTTCTCGTAGGTAGATCACGTTCGAGCTCGAGCATTTCGATTTCAGAACCCTTGTGGCACAAGCCTTTCCAGCTACATCGAGCTCGAGGGTTCTCTTTGTCGCCTCGAGCTCCAGGCCTCGAGCTTGCCGCTCCTCGGCCATCATCAGCGCCCACTCGCGGGCGATGTTGCACGTGAGCGACCAGTAGCGCATTCCCACTGGGTCAATGTCTCGACCCTCTGGGGTGAAGAATCGGTGCCCCTGAAAACCAAAACCGGCCCAAGGGCCGGTCAGGTCTACGCGATCGTAGGTGTCTAGCGTCATTGTCCAGTCCGCTTCCTGTGGAGGGACCAGCAGTGATAGGCCGCAAGGGCGCACAGGAGCGTCAACAGTGCGACTTCGCATAATGTATAAAGCGTGTGGCTTATCAGACTGAGAAGTGTGAATTGCATCGCGGTCTACCGACGCCTCCGCCCGGCCTGGCAGGGCAGCACCCATCACCATAAACAGGCCCAAGGTCACTCCTGCTAGCCGTTGCGCAATGCGCTTCCATGCGGCTCTCTCGTCCTCCGAGTTGCTGCGTTCTGCCATCACCAGGGCGCTCCACGTTTCCGGGTTGTCGCCTATGTCTTCCGCCATCCGTTCGATGAACTGAATTTCGGCGTTTTTACCTTTTTTCCAGCTAGAAACAGATGCCCTTGTCACGCCGAGGGCTATCGCGCCTGCGTTATCACTTTGGATCTTCTGCACGTGTTTCCACCTGCAAAACAGGTCGTAGCTCTGGCTCATGTAATTACCCTGTTGACACCATGTCATGACCCAGCATACATTTGACCCTAGATGTCAGCAGAGTCTTGACATCGCCCCCCGCCGGCCCCGCCCGGTGTCGGCGGGCGGGTTCTACCGGGCACCGGGCAGGGGATAAACGTGGACGCATTTGGAATCGCACTTTCATGTGCTGCTGCCTTGTTGTGCAGCGTTGGTACAACGCGGCTTATCGGCTGCATCTTGGATCGCCGTGACGCAGCGTTGATTCGCGAGATTGAGCGTGAGGCCGCTGTCGCCATTGCTGCGTTGGATTCGCAGCGCGGAGGCGACCATGCGTGACTTCATCAAATTCGTTGCTGGGGCTTGGTTACTTGGCGCTGTCGTCGCCGCCTTGATCGTTGCGTATCACTATCTTGCATCGCCCTGGGATGACGTTGCGGCCGTGTTTCTTGTCGCGACTGGTGTCGGTGTCTTGGGATTTCTCGCACAGTTCGTTAGCCCCGGTGAGTTCTAATGGCGCGGCCCACCGATACCGAACGCGGCGCACGCATTGCCCTTGAATTCGTCGAATCCAAGCTAATCCAGCGCGATCTATTTCCGACCAGGCGCACGCCGCCATTGAAGTTCTGGCGCGAAATAAAGCAGATCGCTGCTGATCACCTGGCCGAATGCAAAGCAATGCGCGAGGCCTGCGTATGAGCGATAGCGACCTGAAATTCTGGCAGTTGATCGAGAAGAAGAAGCAAGCAAAAACCGACGACGAACGCGCCGAGCTAGACCGACTGATAGAGGAACGCATCAGGTGGGTTGGCTCGGGGCAGGGCGATGTGCCATGACGACGCAGCCGACCAGGCTAGCCCATTACCCGAACAGCCCTTGCTACCACTGCGGGGGCAGCTTCCAGACGCTCAACGCGACGGATGCGGTCTTGATGTGCTGCACCAGCTGCGGGCTGTTGATTACCAAGCGCAAGGCTATGCAGAGCTTCTCCAACGCATCCCGTGGCAACAGTTTTGGACGCTCACATTTCGGCTCAATAAAACCGGTCGAAACGGTGGCGTCCATGCCGAAGCAGCAGACAAAGCGTTCCGCTTCTTCGTCAGCAATATCAATCGCGAAATCTATGGCCGCGCATGGGCCAAACGTCCGCACAGAGGCATCCAGTGGGCGCGCGGCCAAGAGTTCCACCGTGACGGTCGATTGCACTTCCACGCCGTTGCAGCTGCCGCTGATGACGACTTAAACCGGTTGATGAATCGGTATCAGTGGCACGAGTTCTGGTACCGCGAATTTGGACGTAATCAGATCGAAGCACCACGCAGCCAGGCAGATATCACCGGCTATGTGTCCAAGTACGTAACAAAGGGCGGTGAGGTCGATTTCAGCAAAAACTTCGGCGCGTGGCTGCCACCGCCAATCGACTACACCGCACGACCCGCGCAAGACGGCCTGATCCCGGCCTAGACCAGCATCACAGAGGATCACCGGGCGGCAGGTGGCGAGCCCCGCGCAACGGGACAACAAGCGCTTCTCTCACGCTCTCCCACGGGGGGTAGGGGGGAACATAGCTTGACCCCACAGTACCGCCCGAAATTTGCAGTAGCCCATCCGAAGCCACCAATCAAACGAAGAGAACGAAGCCATGTCGAACGCACCCAAAGTCACGATCACCAGCGCTGTCGAGACCCGCACTGTCACCACGTCCAAGGGAATGCAGAAGCCGATTTATAGCCAACGCGCCACTCTCGAAACCGAACAGATGCGCATTCAGATCGAAGTCGAATGCGATGGTCTCGATAAGGGTTACCCCGTTGGTGCTGTCAAAGAGTGGGATCTGGTTACCGACCTTGTTCCCGGCCGTTTCGGCGTCGAACTCGCCCGCCGCATGACGCTCATCGACCCGCAGGCTAGCAAGCCTGCCCAGCGCCAGGCGGCGTAATTCATGGCCACGCCGGAGCCGCTCTACGTTGTTGGTTGTGCTGCCGCAAATATGCAGCAGGACGGCACGTGTTCGGTTCCGGTGTGGATGCCGTACCACCAGCCAGTTCTTCCGCCCCTGGATCTGGCCGATGGAACCATTGTCGCGTTTGCCATCATTTCGATGTGGGCGATAGGGGTTAAAGCGCGTCTCGTATTCCGCGCGGCGCGTGTAGGGGTCTACTGAAATGGAGAGAGTTATGAAGAACGTTGTCAATGCAGCCCGTCGTTTCGCTTCGTCCACCGCCGGCAAGGTCACTGCCGGTGCATCCACCCTGGTTGCATCGGGTGCAGCCTTCGCAAGCGGCTCTGGCTCGCCTGGTGCTGCCATTGCCGGCGAGTTGTCTGGTGGCAAGACCGATATGGGGCTGGTCATCGCCGCCTGCGCCATCCTCATTGGTGTCGCCATCGTGTGGGCTTACATCAAGCGCGTGAAGTAAGCGCCTGGTCGTGTTGTATCGCCAGGGGCGCGCGGAAACGTTCGCCCCTTTTTTCTAAGTGAAAGGGGGAGTTATGGGCTACTTCGTACTGATTGGATTTCTTGGCTGTGCCTGGCTCGCTTTCGAGGGCATGTGATGGCGTGGCTTGCGCGGGTTTTCGCTTCGGCCATCGTGCGCAGGCTTGCATACGCACTGGTCGCCATCATGTTTGCGTGGGCGGGTTTCGGTCGCGCTGAAGCCAAAGAGTTTCCCACACAGGGCGCTGCTTACGCTGCCTGTATGGCTGACACAAAGGCCTATGTATCTGCTCGCAATGATCCCAACAGTGATAGCAACCCGCGTTGCATCATTCCCGTTCCGGGCGCAAAGCAATACAACGGTATCTTCGACAACAAGTCTTGTCCTTCATGCGAGGCCACCGTAGCAAACGCCGGTGTTTATCACAGCTGGGTAGACGGTTGCGATGCGATGGCCTCAGCAGTTACGCAGTTTTTGCCGCCGACTGGTTCGACGCAGTGTTGGAATGGTTGTGAGGTCAAATATCGCCAGAACGGTGACGACGAAACGAGTACGCGTTCACCGACTGGCGCTATCTGTGGCGATGACTACAAGGGCAATTGTCCTTCCGGCTCGTTTTGGAACGGCTACATGGGCGTTTGCCAGCCGGTCGATCCACCTTGCCCAGCAGGCCAGGTCAAGCAGGACGGCGTGTGTAAGCCTGAGAACAAGTGCCCTCAGGGCATGGTCGCTGTCTCGCCTTCAACACCCGGCGCGGTTGCTTCCGGCGCGCTCTATTGCGCACCCGAAAAGGATGAATGTCCCCCTGGAACAATCATGAGTCCCTCCGGCAAATGTCTGCCCGGCGAGGGTCAGTGCGCCGCCGGAGAGGCGCCCGGCAAAGACGGCACGTGCAAGAAAGATGCTGACGGTGATGGTGAAGGAGATGAGGACGGTGAGGGCGAGGGCGAGGAAGGGAAAAAAGACGAAGCATCTGGCGGCGAAAGCTGCGAGACGCCGCCTACCTGTAGCGGTAACGCTATCCAATGCATACAGGTGAAAATTCAGTGGCGCATCGATTGCAACACGCGTCGAGCACAAAACATCAGCGGCGGCAGTTGCGATGCTGTGCCGGTATGCACTGGCAAGGCCTGCGATGCCATGGAATACGCGCAGTTGATGCAGCAGTGGCGCTCAACATGTGCACTCGAAAAGCTCGCCAAGGGTACCAACGCAAGCGGCAATTCAACTGACAAGAACGGTAACGGTGTTGCCGACGCGCTTGAGGGCAGCGGCAATGTCACCGATCCAGGTGATGGAAAATCTGATGTTGATGGTGCAAAGCACTTTGGTCTCGGCGTCTCAACATCGAAGTTGGATACGGAGAATATCTTTGGCAATTCTTCGTGTCCCCAGCCGCCTAGCTTCACCATCAGAGGCACCACGATCAATGGCGCTGATTTCCCATATTTCTGTCAGGCCGCTGCAATCTTGCGCGCCCTGATTCTGATGTATGGCGCATATCTGGCAATCCGAATTTTAATGGGCTGGGGTTCTGACATGGGCATGGTCTGGGAGTGGATCACTAAGGGTGTTCTTTTTTTGCTGGGTAAGCTTAAAGACGTCGCTGCCGGCATCGTGGGGAAGATTTTGGGCACGTTTGGCCTGACGTTGGTGTCATTTGAGGCTGTTCTGCCAAGGCTAAAAGACCTCATCACCAACAACATCGCCGGGTTGGATGGTCCTGCAGGCCAGATGCTCGGCTATCTCGGTATCGGCACTGCGATGTCCATGGTTCTTTCCGCGCTCACAGTCCGCATGACTTGGAAGGTGTTCCTTGTTCCCAAAAGTGTTGCTGACAGTCTCGGGGCAAACCAATGATCTATTGGTTCACCGGGCAGCCTGGTCATGGAAAGACCCTGCACGCCATTGAAAAATTGCTCGAATACAAGGATCAGGGGCGCATGGTCTTCGCGTGCAATATTCGCGAATTCGATTATGCAAAGACGGGCGTGCTTGAGATGACGCCCGAGCAATTTCGCGACTGGCCTAACTTCATGCCTGATGGAGCGGTCGCGCTGGTCGATGAGGCTTATGAGCACGGCATGTTGCCAAAGCGCCCGCCTGGTTCGAAGGTGCCGCATCATGTCGAGCAGCTAGCGAAGCATCGCCATCGCGGTCTTGATTTCATCTTTGTGAGCCAGTCCCCGATAAGCAATGCGATCAGTTCGTGCATGATCTGATCGAGCGGCACGTGCATGTGCGTCGTCGTTTCGGCACGAAGTTCGTGCACTTGCGCGAGTTCGATCGTTTCGAGTCAAGGCCGGAAAAAGCTAACGCACTGATTGTCAGGCGCAAGAAGTTGCCCACGCGTCCCATGGGCACCTACAAGTCCACCGAGCTAGATACCACTGAGCGAAAGATTCCTTGGTATTACATTGCGCTGCCTATCTTCTTGGTGGCGGCTATTGTGATGATGTATGTCGCGTTCGGCAGGATGGGAAACAGGCTAGCAGGCGAGGCGGTCACGCCAGACACAAACGCCGCGCAGGCTCAAGCTGTCCCACGCGACGGAGCGTCAGCGACGGCGCACGGGACAGCGCCAGCCGCGAAGGCGATGACTTCTGCCGAATACGCCAAGCGATTCTTGCCGCGTATCCCGTCCGAGCCGTGGAGCGCCCCTGCATACGATGACAAGCTGTCTCTTCCAAGTGAGCCGCCGCGCTTGTTTTGCATGTCGTCGCTCACTGGGAGCAATGCGCACGGTGAGCGCATGGGACCTACCTGCACGTGTTTGACAGAGCAGGGCACTCAATACGTGCTTGATCAGCAGACGTGCCGCTACATTGCACGTCGTGGCCAATACGAGCCATATCGTGCCCGTCGCGATGACAGGTTTGTGGACGGTGCAACGCAGATTGACCGTGGCTTAGAGAGCATTGCCGAGCGAGGTCACGGCGGTACAAGCATTGAGCGTGGTAACCGTCATCAGGGCACGTTCCCCGAGTCTCCCGGCTACACCACATCGACTAGTGTGCCGGCTACAGGCATCCAGCTATGACCAGCAGCGGCCGGGAGTTCCTCAAGTGGATTGCTGTCATCTGCATGACCTGCGATCACGTGGCCACCATCGTTTATGGTGGTCACGTGCCGATTCTTTCGCAGCTCGGCCGCATTGCATTTCCGCTTTTTGCCATGGTCATGGCCTATAACCTGGCGCAGGACCAGGTGGACTATGCGAAGTCGGTCCGGCGCCTGGCCATCTGGGGCTTGATTGCCCAACCGGTGCACGCCTGGGCGTTCGGTGCCTGGTTGCCTCTGAACGTCTTGCTGACTTTCTGCCTGTCCTCCGCCCTGGTCTGGGCCGCAGACCGCCGCCAGTGGCCGCTGGTGGCTGTCCTTGCCGTTGTGGCACCGCTCCTTGTCGATTATCAGTGGGTCGGCGTCTGGCTGGTCTGGGCGTTCTGGTGGTGGTTCAAGGATCGTGGCCGCTTGGTCAATATCTTTGCCTGGTATGAGCCACGCAGCACGTTGTTGCATCTCCGTTTCCCGCTATGGATCTCGCTGGCCATGTGCCTTCTGTGCCTCTACAACGCCAACGTTTGGGCGCTTTTGGCCATTCCTCTTGTGGAATTCGGCTACCGGAGCTGGAAGCTGCCACGCACACGCTGGGCTTTTTATGGTTATTACGTCGGACACCTTGCCCTTCTATCTGGTCTCGCTATGATTCCCATCTAACTTGGGGAGTAGGGCATGGACGCTAGATTTCTTGTGCTCGTATTGGTCGCGGTCGCTATTCCTGTCCAGGCACAGTACGTTTACAAGTGCCGCCAACGCGGCCAGGTTGTCTACCAATCTGAGCCCTGCGTTGCCGTCACACCTGAAAAGGTCTGGGAGGCAGCACCAGTGCCCGAGCGAAGCAATGCCGAGCAATGGCGGCTCTATCGCATCCGCAAGCAACTTGACCGCCGATATGCCGCTGATCGCGCTGCTGGTTCAGCTGCGTATGTGCCCAGTTCTCAGTCTGGTAACGCATGCGAATCGGCCAAGCGTGGCCGTGCTGCCGTCTATGAGGCCGCAGGCGTGCATCGGGATTTTGCTCTCTCCAGCCAGTGGGATAACGCTGTGCATGACGCTTGCAAGTGACCGGGGTGTAGGGGCAGAGCCCCTACGTATAACGCCTCACCCGCGTCTTGGACCTCGTGGCCCACGTGTTTGCCGGACTACACGCGCTCTATCGGCGGACCCCGCGTCAGCCACCACTGAGGCCCGCTTTTCGCGCCTCCGCCGTAACACGTCCCGCAGGCAGATCACATCGGCGCCTATAGACAAACGAGATCCCGGACACCTTGTGGCAGTAGGCGTTCGAGGATTCGCCGATCGCGCATTGCGTTCCTCGGACATCATCAATGACCATTCCCGAGCAATGGCGCAGGTCAACGCCCAGAAGCGCATATCGCATGGCTCGATGTCGTAATTCTCTGGTGTAAAAAACCGATGTCCCTGGAAACCAAAACCGGCCCAAGGGCCGGTCAGGTCTACGCGAGCGTAGGTGTCTAGATTCACGCAGCGATTTCCTTGTCGGATGGACTGCGGGACGGTAGCAGCGAGGTGATCCACAGCCAGAGAAGACGGCCGCGCAACATCAAGGCGGCCCTGACTCGATTTCGCATAATGTATAGAGGGTCGGTTATTACGACCGGCGAGAGGGCCGCTAGCAGCGCCTCATGCGCCCCTGCGTGCATGCCGATTGCTACCAGCGCGAGAGCCCCGATCACCGTAGTGACCGGGGACAGTCTGTCCCACAGCGGCCCCCACAGCTTTTTCGTTGTTGCATCATCCGCCTGCTCGGCCAGCACTAGAACCGCAATGCCTGGGTCTGCCTGAGCTAGGACTATCACCTTTGCCAATTCTTCCGGGCTGATCTTTCCGCCGTGCCGCCACTTAGATACAGCTGCGCGCTGTAGTCCTAGCGTCTGCGCCAGGCAGTTATCGGAATCGCGCGAACACATTTGCTTCGCCTGGTCAAGTAATTTATTTAGCGTGTCCATGTATCCCACTTGTTGACATAGCCGTATCCCATGAGTTTACATGCTCGCCGTGTATCCGATTCCGATACACCGCGCACCCCCGGCTCCCCTCCGGGGTCCGCGTCAAGGGGCAGGGGATAGGGGCTTCATGGACACCAACACACTTGCATTGCTCGGCGCTTCCGCGCTGACCGTGATCGTCGGTCTCGCCCGATTGGTCGCCTGGATTCTTGACCGCCGCGCCGAAGCTGCGCTGCGCGCACACCGAGAACAGGTCTTCATCATCGAAAGCTACGCCGAGCTGGTTTCATCTTCGTTGGCGGCTGACTACGTTGATCCGTGCGTAGCTGCTGCTGAAGAACGTGCCGAGCGCATGGATGACGCTACCTCGGGTTACTGGTACAGGGAGCGCGTGGCATGACCGCCTCTGTCGTCTCGCATATCGACACCTACCACACCGTGATCGGTGGCCGTCGCACTCGGCGCTTCCGCCTGACCGTTCGCGTTGCTGGCCGGCTGGTAGAGCAGAGCGAGTACGCCTCGCGCCGTGCTGCTCTGGCCTGTGAAGCCGCTGCTGTGGAGTTCTACGCTCATGGCTGATGGATCGCTCGCGGTGTCGGGACTCCCCTCGTCTAACAGGGGAGTCAGTGAATTCAGGAACGCCGATGGAACCCTGACGGTCGGTATTGACTGGTTTTCCGCCTCTGTAGATCTTCGCGCCGTTCTCGGCGAAGCCGGCGTGTTCGTCAACGACGATCCCGAAGAGGTCCGCGAATGGATGGACGTTACTGCCGCCAACGCCCGTGCGGTTGCATTGCAGGTGTTCTGCTGGTTCTTCGCCGGCCTGGGTCTGGAACTCGACGAAACGGCAGGCCCTGGGCGCTTCTACACTTGGCGCGTGCGCATCACTGATCGCGATGGTCAGCATGTGGGGCTGATCGAGTTAGGCGGGGAAAACTGCCGCCGTGCCGATGGCACGTACACCGCGCGTATCGAGTTGACCGGTACAGGGTGTGGAGTGGTGAGCGCAGCGCGCTGCGGCCATGCGAAGCGGTGGCTGGAGCTTCGAGCGAAGCTCGAAAGCTGCGCTGGGAGATTGACCCGTATTGACGTTGCCGCCGATGACCTGTTGGGCAAATACCCGCTGAAACTGGCGCAAAGCTGGTACGCATCGGGCGAGTTCGACAATCGCGGCCAGCGTCCCAAAGCGCAGACCGTTGACGATCATGACAGCGGTGACGGCAAGACCTTTTATGTCGGCGGGAAGAAGTCAGAAAAGCAGCTGCGCGTGTACGAGAAGGGCAGGGAGCAGGGTGACAAGGCGTCCGAATGGGTGCGCTATGAGGCGCAGTTCCGGGCCACCAATCGCAAGGAATTGCCGCTCGATCTGCTGCGTGATCCGGCTGGTTATCTGCTCGGCGCGTACCCGGTTTTGAAGTTCCTGCACTGCGTCGCCACGCGGATCGATATCACCAAAGCTGCCGTTGATGCCACTTGGAAAAGTGCGCGCCGGCACCTCAAGCGCCAATACGGCGCAACCCTCAATTTCATTTTGCGGCAATGCCCGACGCCCGACGCGTTGCATGCCGTCATTAGCACCTGCACGTCGCATCGGCTACCGGCGTGGGCAACAGCAGACGTAGCCAATCAATGGCCCGAAATCGCGGGCGTCAATCAAACCTTAGAAGGGGTTACACCATGAGCGGAATCAAAGTGACTGTGCTGAGTGTCGAAGTCGATGAGCGTGGTGGTACGTTCAAGGACGACGAGGGCAAGGACCGGGAATACACCACGCGCAAGCAGAAAGCCAAGCTGGAAGCGGGCGGCTTCGCGTATCCGCTCGACGTTCGTTTGGAGAAGGGCCAAGCCGCCTATCAGCCCGGTGAATACGAGCTTGATGTTGAAGCCATGGTGACGGTCAACAAGGGTGCGATCAATTTCAGCAAGTTCCATGCGTTGCGCGTTGTCAAAGCGCCTGCACGCGCAGCGGCCTAACCCATGGCCATGTGCGTAGCCCTGCAAGCGGATGGCACGTTGGTGCCCACCGGTCAATCGGTCGGCGAGTGCAGCGGCTACGTGCTGGTCACGGGTAGCGAATACAGCGTGTATGCGCTGGTGCAAGAAGCGTTCGCAATGCCCAGCAAGGAGGACGCCGTGGCGTGGTCCACCGGCTGTTGTGGCCTTGTGATCGTGTGGTTCGTCCTGGGACGCCTCGCCGGCAGCGTCGCGGGCATGTTCAACGACCGGTAAATCAATCAATCAATGAAATAGGAGAGACAACATGGGTGACATTCTGACTGGCGTGAGCGGTGCTGAAGCTGCAACCGCGATGATCGCAGCGGCCGCAATCATTGCCTTGGTGGGCTTCACCAAGTGGGGTGCCAAGAAGGTCGCAAGCTTCTTCGGTTAATGGTGGTGAGGGCAGGGCGGCGCTGCGGTGTCGCCCTCTCTCTTTCAGGGGTAGGGCGATGATCGTTCTGTTGTTCTGTGGATTCATGGGCGCGCTCTGCGGTTGGGCAGGCGTCAAGGGGTTGGATGTGTGAGATACATTGTCGTCGTCGCACTCTGTCTGGCTGCGCTGTTTTTTTCGTCGCGTGTCACCGCCGCATGCGTGCAACTTGAAGCGCCGACTTCATCGCATAACGGTGATTGGAGTTGTGCGGACCAGGGCGAGGCGTTTGCGAAGGTCTCGTCATTTCCGGTGCCTGCTGATCTTGCAAAGTGCGCAATGAAGTCCGTTCGTGCCGTTGCCAGTGGTCCCGGCTTTACGCAGCGCATGACCTATCCAGGCAACACATGCGGCATTGGCTATGAGTTGGATATTGGTACCGGTAGCGCACAATTTCCCGAGGCTTCAACCTGCGCTAAGCGTCCTGCGCAAAGTGGGTGGACCAACCCCACCGCGCCTACACCATCTGACGTTTGCAACGATGGCTGCTACTACACGTATGCTGTCGATCCCGGCAACCCGAAGGGCTATAGCTATACGCCTAGCGGCGCTACATGCACTACCGATGACGCTGCGCCTCCTATTGATGATGGTGGCGATGGTGGCGATGGCGATGGCGATGGCGATGGCGATGGCGGTAGCGATGGCGGTAGCGATGGTGGTAGCGATGGTGGTAGCGATGGTGGTGGTGACGGTGGTAGCGATGGTGGAAGCGATGGCGGTGGTGACGGTGACGGTGACGGAGACGGAGACGGAGATGGAGACGGAGATGGTGATGGCGACACGCCCGGTGACGGCGATGGCACCACTCCCGGCGATGGTGAAGGCGGTGAGGGTGCGCCCATGTCAGAGCTTTACAAGAAAAGCGGCAAGACCGTGGAGTCTGTGCTGACCAAATTCAATACACAGGTGCGCGCTACGCCGATGGTGGGCGGCATTACCGATTTTATGACCGTTCCCTCTGGCGGATCGTGCCCCGTGTTTTCGTTGGGCGCGTCCAAGTGGTGGAACGCCATGACGATCAATTTTCACTGTGGCGGCGATTTCCTGGCGTTTCTCCGTGCGGCGGGCTGGGTGATCCTGGCGATTGCCGCATATGCCGCGCTCCGCATCGCTGTGACCTGAGGACGACGATATGCAAGCAGGGTGGTTCAACGATTTGACCGCATGGCTGTGGCGTGCCGTCAAGATGGTGTGGCAAGCGGTTGTCGATTTCGTCGGCGACCTGTTCGTGATGTGGCTCGAACATTCGCTGTCGGCCATTCTCTACGTGCTGACGCTGTTGCCGATGCCCGACTTCATGAAGGGGCAGAGCATTGGCGGCATGCTCGGTAACGCCGGCAGCACGATCCTGTGGTTCGCGGATGTGTTCAAGATTGGGCCCGCCCTGGTGATGATCGGTGCGGCCATGGTGTTCTATCTGTTGCGTCGAATTTTGACTGTGGGGATCTGGTGACATGCTCGTTTTCAACGAAGGTGTGCCGCGTGCCGGCAAGAGCTACGACGCGGTAAAGAATCACATTCTCCCTGCGCTCAAGAAGGGCCGGCGTGTGTTCGCACGTCTCAATGGTCTGCGCTTCGATCGCATCGCCAAGCACCTGGGCATTGCGGAAAGCGACGTTCAACAGCTGCTCGTGCTGGTCGATACCAAGGACGTGGCGAAGCTGTTCGCATGCAAGCAGGATGAGTCGGGCAAGTGGTGTATCCCGGACGACTTCAAAGATGCGCTGGTTGTGATTGATGAGGTCCACGAGTTCTACGTCAACGAGCGCAAGCCACTTGCGCCGGCTGTGGAAAATTTCTGGGCGTTGCTCGGCCAGAACGGCGGCGATGCGGTCATCATGACGCAGTGGATCAACCGCCTGCACTCAGCGGTCAAAGCCCGTATCGAGAAGAAAAATACGTTCCAGAAGATGACCGCCATCGGCATGAAGGGCCGCTATCGCGTCACCTATTTCCACACGACCTCGCCGGGCAAATTCGAGAAGGTTGGCGGTCAGACGCTCAAGTACGACCCGGCCATTTTTCCGTTGTATGACGGCTACGCGCCGGGCGCGGAAAACACTGAAGTCTATGAAGAGGGCGGTAAAAACGTGTGGGCCGCCATGGCCGTGCGTGCTGCCATCTTCATCGTTGTCGGTGGGGTCGGCATTTACTTCTTCGTGCACTACTTCACCAAGGATCGCTCCGATCCCAGCAAGCCCGTTGCAGCGGCCAGTCAGACTGCCAAGCCTGCGCATGTAGGGGCAGGGCTTGCCAATGGCGCGCCGAGCGTGCCGATCCAGCCACCGCCGCCTGATCCGCTCGCGGACCTCACCCAGGAACAGCGCTACGTCGCCGAGCTGGCCAGCAAGGGCCGTATTCGGCTGGCGGCGCGTGCGCGGGTAGGGGATCAGGATCGCGCGTGGGTGCAGTGGATCGACGACAGCAACAACGTGATTGAGCAACTCGACCTGACGCAGCTGCGCTCCCTGGGCTACAGCGTCAGCGTGGTCACGTATGGCGTTCGCCTTTCAGCCGGCAAGCACATCATGGTCGCCACCGCATGGCCGTGGACCGCGCCCATTCGGGAGAAGGACGCACGGCTCTACAACATGGCCCCCGAGGGGAGCGGCGGCGCTGCTGGCGTTGCGACCGTAGGGAGTGACGCCGGCGGCGCTGACCGCGACCGGGTGCGAGGTGGTGTGATCGAGTACGGACCGCGCACGCAAGGCACGTTCCCGGACAACAAGGCCTACACAACAAACACCACGACGCCGGCCACTACCTTGCAGATGTAGTTTCGTGACGCGTCACGATTCAGCATGGATCGTTCGGCAGTTCCTGCCAACCATTCGACAGTCGCCGGAAGCGCTTGTTCTGGATACACCGTTCGTCCGTTTCCAGTGGCCGGAGTCGCAGCGTCTGGGGCTCTGCCCGTTGGGAGCGGGGCGTGTACAGCGGTTGCGGTGCCACTGCCGGTAGTGCTGCGCTGACGCTGCGCATGGTGAAGTAGCCCAGGCACAGCGCCACCACCCCGGCGAGTGCTGCGGTCATCAGTTGGCCGACGAAGATGCCCAGGGCGATTTCCCACCAAAGCCCATCATGGTTGTTTTGCGGTCTGTAGCTCATACGGCCCCCGTTGACGATGAACGGGCATTGTAGCGGTGTAGGGGCATAGCCCCTACGGATAACGCCTCACCCGCGCCGTGGACGCCGCCGCCCCCGTCCAGTCGGGCTGCGCTGGCCACTGGCGGCTACCCCCTGGCCACTCTCCACTGATAACCGCTTTTCACGCCTGCGCCGGAGTACGTCCCGCAGGTAGATCACCTCGGCTGGCCGGGGGTGCCACACGCGCTCGCGTCCTTCGGCCATCATCAGTGCCCATTCGCGTGCAATGTTGCATGTCAGCGACCAGTAGCTCATCCCGACCGGATCGATATCCCGGCCTTCTGGTGTGAAGAATCGATGTCCCTGGAAACCAAAACCGGCCCAAGGGCCGGTCAGGTCTACGCGATCGTAGGTGTCTAGCTTCATTGTCCAGTCCGCTTCCTGTGGAGGGACCAGCAGTGATAGGCCGCCAGGGCGCACAGGAGCGTCAACACTTCATTTCGCATAATGTATAGACGGTTAGCGTTATGTCCGCTGCATTGACCGCTAAAGCGTGATGGATTTCGCGTATTGCAGCTGCTTCAGCCCGACCGGGTAGGGCAGCTCCGATGCACAGCACCAGCGCCATTGCCGCCATGCCTAGGCGCTTGTACAGCTTCGCCCACTCTCGTCCTAGGTCTCCCTGATCCTGTTCGGAGTGGATTAGCAGTAGCCACGGCCCGGCCTCTTGTCCAGCTATGCGCGCCAGCTGCTGGATGCGTTCGTCAGGGATTGGCTTGTTGCCCAGTTTCCATTGACTGAGCGCACCGCTCGATATTCCCATCTGCTCGGCAAGTCCCCTTAAGCTTCCCCTTAATGAACGCTGAATGGCAAGTTCTACCAGCGTGTCTACGTGCATTTTCGCTCTCCAAAAGGTATGCAGTGCATACCTTTCAGGCTACAGTGCAAGTGCATTCCGAAGGGTATGCAGCCCGCCCCCGGCCCCGCCCGGTGCCGGATGGGTGGGTTCTACCGGGCACCGGGCAGGGGGCAACATCATGGAATGCAATCCGTATTGCGTGTTTAGGCCGGATCAGGTCGCGGCTGTTAATCACCTTTTGATCGTTTGGGGCAGCGTTTCATTTCTCGCGCTCATCTTGCCGCGCCTGGCCTATTTCGTGTGGTGGCTTAGCGACCGGCGCCGTGATCGCGCAATCCAGCGGAAGATTGTTGCTGAAACCCTCGCAGCTGTTGCAGCGATGGAAGCGAAGGAGGCCACCCGCAATGGCACGCCCGACTGATACCGAGCGCGGCGCACGCATTGCGCTCGACTACGTTGAATCAAAGCTTATTCAACGCGATTTATTCCCCTCCCGCCGCACGCCGTCTTTGAAGTTCTGGCGCGAAATAAAGGCGATTGCGACGGAACACCTTGCCGAGTGCAAGGCATTACGCGAGGCCCGCGCATGAACACGGGCGACCTGAAATTCTGGCAGCTGATCGATCTGAAAAAGAAAGCCGAAACCGACGACGAACGCGCCGAGCTAGACCGACTGATAGAGGAACGCATCAGGTGGGTAGGCTCGGGGCAGGGCGATGAGCCATGAAGACGCAGCCGTCCAGGCTAGCCCATTACCCGAACAGCCCCTGCTATCAGTGCGGGGCTTCCAGCTTCCAGACCCTGAACGCCTGGGATGCGAAGTTGACGGTCTGCACCGATTGCGGCGTGCTGATCTCGAAGCAGGTGGCTATGCGGAGCTCCTACAGCGGATTCCGTGGCAACAGTTCTGGACCCTCACTTTCCGTGTCGAAGAAGCCGGCCGAACCGGTGGTGTCCACCCGGAAAAGGCTGATAAAGCGTTCCGATATTTCGTTAGTTGCATCAACCGCGAAATCTATAAAGCGCGATGGTCTCAGTCCGTCGAAGCAAAAGGCGGCATCCAGTGGGCACGGGGGCAAGAGTTTCACAAAGACGGCCGATTGCATTTCCACGCCGTCGCAGCTGCACCTACCGATGATTTAAACCGGCTCATGAGCCGCTATCAGTGGCACGAGTTTTGGTTCAAGGAATTCGGACGTAATCGCATAGAGGCACCACGCAGCCAGTTGGACATTACCGGCTACGTGTCGAAGTACGTAACGAAGGGGGAGTGGTGGACGTGTCGAAGAACTTCGGCGCCTGGATTCCACCACCAATCGACTACACCCGCCGACCGGTGCAAGCCGAGTTCGAGCAAACAACGCGTAAGGGGAGCATCGAATCACTGGACCGGGGTGTAGGGGCAGCGCCCCTACGGACTGGTCAACGAAACCGCCGGTGATCGCTCACCGGGACATGCAGTACCGCCCCCGGTCTGGGAGGCACCGAAGCCGCAGCCTGTTCGCCTACGCGCAACCAGCACGGCAACGCCAGGAATCCACCCCTGAAGACCCGCCTTGATCGCAGGCACAGCTGCACGCGATCCGGTCGGTAGGCACCGCAAGCCTACCCCGGGTGGTCTGTAGCGAGCTGCGCACCTTGGTATCCGGCTAGGCACCAACGACACCCCCGTAAGGGGGGGTAGGGGGGGCCTTAGCTTGACCCCACAGTACCGCCCGAATTTCGCAGTAACCCAACCGACGCAAGCCCAACCAAAAGAGAGAACGAAGACCATGAGCAACGCACCGAAGATCACGATCAACAGCACTGTCGAGACCCGCACTGTCACCACTTCGAAGGGCATGCCGAAGGCCATTTACAGCCAGCGCGCCACTCTCGAAACCGAAGCGATGCGCATCCAGATCGAAGTCGAATGCGATGGCCCGGACAAGGGCTACCCGGTCGGCACGGTCAAGGAATGGGATTTGGTCACCGATCTGGTGCCGGGTCGTTTCGGTGTCGAACTGGCGCGCCGCATGACGCTGGTCGATCCGCAGGCCAGCAAGCCGCAGCAGCGGCAGGCAGCGTAAGCGATGGCCGTGCTTATCCCCGCCTGCCGGGAAGCCGATCTGGACACGGCGGCGGGGACGTGCACGGCGGTCATCTGGATTCCTCAACCGTCACTCTTGCCGGAACTGGCGGTGAAGGATGCCCAGGCCATCGGTAGCGCAATCGCGTTCCTGTGGGCCACGGCGTACGTGTTCCGGCTCATTCGCAAGAAAATTCAACAGTCCTAGGAGGACATGCAATGCGCAAGCTCAAGACCCTGTTCAAGAACAAGACCGCTGCGCTGGCCGCAGTCGGCTCGGCCGCTCTCGTCTCCGCTCCCGCGTTCGCTGGCGGCGGTGGCGGTGTTGACGTGGGCAATGTGGTGTCGGCCATCCAGGGCGCAGCAGCCCCGATTGCTGCCATTGGCGGTGCAGTGCTGACCGTGATGGTGGGCATCAAGGTCTACAAGTGGGTGCGCCGCGCCATGTAACGACCACCGGCGGACAGGGCCAACTCCCTCCCGCCGGTCTTTTATGGGGATAGGGCAGGGGAACGGGCGATGGAAGGGTGGATTTGGTTGGGCGCATGGCTGGTGGCCTGCGCGATTGTCTTCGTGGATTTCGAATAATGGCCTGGCTCGCTCGCGTGTTTGCATCCGCGATTGCTCGACGCCTCGCCTACGTCTTGGTAGCCGCAGCGCTCGCATGGTGTGGCATTAGCCGTGCTGAGGCCAAGGTTTATCCAGATCAGGGCAGTGCATGGGCTGGTTGCCAAGCTGCCGGCGCGAAAGCAGGTGGTGACAAAGGCCGGCGCGCCTCTGGCAAATATCAATGCGCATTGTCAGCGCCAACGACATATAGGTGCACCTATGAGGTGGACCCGTTTTTTGTCAACGATTACTACTACATTAATTGCGGAAATTTTGTTGAAGACGGCGAGTTCCACACGTTCCCCGCCGAATCTTCGTGTGACGCCCAGCCTGATTACACCGGCAGCGGCCCATGGGGCACCTATGTAGGTACTGCGCGTAGCGGCAGTTTGGGCTGTCGCAACGGTTGCGACGGCGTGTGGTTCGGCAACGGCGACGACACCATGACATGGAGCGCCACAGGCGCGGTGTGTCCAGCCGACCCGCAGAAGAATTGCGAAGCGCCTGCCAATGCCAGTAAGGGCTATGTCTGGAACGGCTATCTCGGTGTGTGTGAGCCGCCGCCGACTGAGGAATGCCCCGAAGGTAAGGTGCCGGATGGCAAGGGTGGGTGCTCGGACAACAAGTGCCCCGAGGGAATGCTGCTTCAAGCCGATGGTACCTGCGCGCCGAAGAAGAATGATTGCCCTGCGGGACAGATTAAATCGCCCAGCGGTTCATGCTTGCCCGGCGACGGTCAGTGCGCCAAAGGGGAGGTGCGTGGCCCGGACGGCACATGCAAGAAGGATGGCGACGGTGACGGTGATCCGGATGAGCCGGGCGAGGGGGATAAGAGCGAATTCTCTGGTGGTGACAATTGCGATTCGCCGCCTAGCTGTGCCGGTGACGCAATCATGTGCGGACAGGCACGCATTCAATGGCGCATTGATTGCAATACGCGCCGGGATGTGAATATCACCGGTGGTTCGTGTGCCGCGATGCCTGTGTGCGTTGGCAAGAACTGTAAGGCGTTGGAGTATACGCAGTTGTTGTTTCAGTGGCGTGCGGCATGTGCGTTGGAAAAGGCAGCGAACAACGGCGGCGGCACTGGCAACAACGCAGACGTTAAGGCGATTCGCGATGCGATCACTGGTAAGGGCACAGCCGATATCGGCGCGGATGGCAACCCTGCTGACGCGTTTTCCGATGAATCAGGCTACGGCGAAAGCGGGTATCCAACGGGCGAACTCGATACGCAGGGTTTCGGCTACAGCCGCACGTGCCCAACGATTCCCGATGTTGCGGTGTTCGGCCAAACCCTGCACTTCGACACGTCCAAATTCTGTCAGTGGATGGTGCTTGGCGGCCAAATCGTGTTGGTGATGGCATCCCTGGTTTCGCTGCGTTTGATGAGTCAAGGAGGTAGCGCGTAATGCCCTGGTTAATCGCACAACTCGTCACTGCGCTGGCCTGGCTGTTCAAGTCGCGTATCGGCCTATGGATCATGACCGCGCTTGCATGGCTCGGCATCAATTTCGGCACGATCAAAATGGTGGTCGAGCCGGCAATCGATCTGCTCAAGGATTACGCGCAAGGCATGGGCAATGGCAACGGTCAGCTTGGCGCAGACGCCATGGCCTGGTTTGGTGTATTGCAGTTCGACAAGGCACTGACGATGGTCATCTCGGCTATCGCTGCCAAGCACGCCATCATGCAAGGCCGGCTGTTCCTGTTTAAACGTGGATTCGGAGCGAAGCCGTAATGCCAATCGAGCTATACACCGGGCAACCCGGCAACGGCAAAACCGCTCTGATGATGGAGCGCCTGGTCGAAGAATCGAAGCGCGCCGAACGGCCTATATTTGCGGCAGGTATCGACGGTCTGCAGGACGGTCTAGCGACTGTCCTTGATGACCCCCGCAAGTGGAACGATAAGGATGCAGACGGCAATTATGTCGTGCCCAACGGCTCACTGATCTTCGTTGACGAAGCGTGGAAGTGGTACGGCCACCTGCACGACGCCACGCGTCAGCAGACACCGAAACATGTGCTCGATCTTGCAGAGCATCGTCATCGCGGCCTTGACTTTGTATGGACGACACAGCAGCCGAACCAGCTGTATCCGTTCGTCCGTGGATTGATCGGTGCACACACGCATGTGGTGCGTCGGTTCGGCACCAAGATGATTGATGTGTTCCGCTGGGGCGAGTTGAACGAGGAAATCAAGTCGTCAGCGAAACGCGATCTTGCCCAACGCACCACGCGCCTGCTGCCATCCTCGGTTTTCGGTGCATACAAGTCGGCTGAGGTCCATACGATCAAGCCGCGCATTCCCTGGAAAGTGTTGGCGCTGCCGGGATTGGTCATCCTTGCCATCGCGCTTGGATGGCTCGCCTACACGATGCTCAAGCCTAGCGCGATGGCCGCAAAACTTGGAGATAAGGGGACGCAATCGGCGTCAGCCGATGCGGCCCCTGGCGGGTCGGCGAACTCCGCACGGCGTGATGGTCCGCGTTGGGAATCTCCCACCGAATATGCCAAGCAACACCTTCCCCGGTTCGGCACCATGCCGTGGACTGCGCCGGTGTTCGATGACCGTAGCATCACCGCTGATCCGATGTTGATCTGCATGTCCTCGCTCGCGGGCACGGACGCGCAAGGCAAGCACAAGGAAGCGTCCTGCACTTGCATGACAGAGCAGGGCACCGCGTACGACCTCGACCAGCCGCAGTGCCGCACCATTGCCAAGCGCGGGCCGGTTTACAACCCGTATCGCCAGCAGCACGAGAACGAGCAACAGCCCGCCCAGCAGCAACAGGCCTTGCAGGGTGGGGCGGCTGCGCCTGGATTGGCCGGCGTGGTCGTGCAGCGTGGCATGCGCACACAGGGCACCTTCCCGGAGTCGAAGGGCTACAACACCAAGACCACCACGCCATCAACGTCCCTGGAGATGTGACATGACCAGCAGCGGTCGCGAGGCATTGAAGTGGATTGCGCTTGTGTTGATGACCGGCGATCACGTGGCGAAGGTCTTTTTCGGCGGTTATGTGCCGGTGCTATCCGAACTGGGGCGGATCGCGTTCCCGGTGTTCGCGCTGGTCATGGCGTACAACCTTGCCCAGCCACGGGCCGATTATGCGAAATCGGTGTTGCGGCTGGCCGGCTGGGGGCTGCTGGCGCAGCCATTCCACGCCTGGGCGTTCGGGTACTGGATGCCGCTCAATGTGCTGCTGACGTTCGCGTTGGCGGCGCTGCTCGTCTGGACGGTCCACGCGCGGCACTGGCTCTATGCCGCTGTGTGCGGCGTTGTGCTGCCGCTGGTGGTCGATTACCAATGGTCCGGCGTTTGCCTCGTCCTGGCGGCCTGGTGCTGGTTCCGCACGGGCCGGTTGGAAGCGTTCGGCGGCGTCTTGGGCACCATGGCTGCGCTGTGCTGGTACAACGGCAATCTGTGGGCGCTGGGAGCACTCCCGGTTCTGGCTCTCGGCTACGTCTGGTGGCCGCTGCCGCGGCTGCGCTGGGCGTTCTACGGCTATTACGTTGGCCACCTCGGGCTGCTCGTGCTCATCGCGTCGTTGCCGGCGTTTCAGCAGCACATCGCGTAGGTAGATGACGTTATTGCCTGCACAAATGCGGCTCCCTGGAACCCTTGTGGCCGTAGGCGTTTCCGGCACGTCTCGCCGGCACTGCCGCTCGGTGGCCATCATCAACGACCACTCGCGCGCGATGCAGCAGGTTAGCGACCAGAACCGCATGTCGCACGCCTCAATGGTCTTGCCCTCGGGCGTAAAGAAGTGATGTGCCTGGAAACCAAAACCGGCCCAAGGGCCGGCAAGGTCTACGCGGTCGTAGGTGTTGATCACGCGGCGATTTCCGTATCAGAAGGACCACGAGACGGTAGCAGCGAGGTAAGCAAAAGCCACAGCCAGCGCGCCCGCGATTGCACCGCACGCCACGCCTTTTCGCATAATGTATATTATGTCAGGTCGCTATTTCGCTTCTTGGCTTCGCTTGCTGCGGCGCTCACGCGGCCGCGGCGAAGATGGACAGCCGAATGGAGATTGGCAAATGCGTGATCGCAAACTGACCGGCCCCTGGGCCGGTTTTTCGTTTCAGAACGGATACCTCATCACACCAGAGGGGCGAGCCATGGAACCGTGGCAGCTGAGCTACCTATCACTGACGTGCGATATAGCACGAGAGTGGACGAAGATGATGGAGGAAGGCCGATTAAAAAGCAGACCGAAACGTCCGGCGAACGTCATTTTCATTAGGGATAGGTTCAGAAAAAAGATTGATCAAAAGCCGGGTTCGCAGGTGGTGGCTACCGGCTTTGCGGCGGAATGCGCGGGATCATCATTGCCGAAGGCGCGTCGGCGTAAAGGCCGCGAGTAAGGCGTTATCCGTAGGGGCCCTGCCCCTACACCCCAGTCACGCGTGAACGAACATGGCCAGGACTGCCAGGTGGCCCACGTAATAGCCGTAGAAGGCCCAGCGCGTGCGTGGCAGCGTCCAGTTGCGGTGGCCAATCTCAACGAGCGGGATTGCCACGAGTGCCCAGGCGTTGCCGTTATAGAGACAAAGCAGACCGATGGCCAGAGAAATCCACAACGGGAACCGCAGGTGCACGAGCGTGCTGTGTGGCTCGTACCAGGCAAAGATGTTGACCAGGCGGCCACGATCCTTGAACCACGACCAGACCGCCCAGACGAGCCAGACGCCGACCCACTGGTAATCAACAAGGATGGGAGCCACCACGGCAAGGACAGCCACCAGAGGCCACCGGCGGCGATCTGCCGCCCACACCAGGCACGTGGCCAGGCAGAAAGTCAGCAACACGTTGAGTGGCCACCAGGTACCGAAGGCCCACGCATGCACCGGCTGGGCAAGCAGACCCCAAATCAACAGGCGACGAGCGGACTTGGCATAGTCCACACGTTCCTGCGCCAGGTTGTAGGCCATGACCATGGCAAACAGCGGAAATGCGATGCGGCCGAACTGGGAAAGCATAGGGACGTGGCCACCATAAACGATGGTGGCCACGTGATCGCAAGTCATGCAGATGACAGCGATCCACTTGAGTAATTCGCGACCGCTGCTGGTCATAGCTGAATGCCTGTCGCCGGCACGCTAGTCGATGTGGTGTAGCCGGGAGACTCGGGGAACGTGCCCTGATGGCGGTTACCACGCTCAATGGTTGCACCGCCTTGACCTCGCTCGGCAATGCTCTCTAGGCCACGGTCAATCTGCGTTGCACCATCAACAAACCTGTCATCTCGACGGGCACGATATGGCTCGTATTGGCCACGGCGTGCAATGTAACGGCACGTCTGCTGATCAAGCACGTATTGCGTGCCCTGCTCTGTCAGACACGTGCAGGTCGGTCCCATACGCTCACCATGCGCATTGCTCCCAGTGAGCGACGACATGCAGAACAAGCGCGGCGGTTCACTTGGAAGAGACAGTTTGTCATCGTATGCGGGGGCGCTCCACGGCTCGGACGGGATACGCGGCAAGAACCGCTTGGCGTATTCGGCAGAAGTCATCGCCTTCGCGGCTGGCGCAGTGCCGCGCGCCGTCGCTGACGCTCCGTCGCGCGGCACAGCTTGGGCCTGCGCGGCGTTTGTGTCTGGCGTTACCGCCTCGCCTGCTAGCCTGTTTCCCATCCTGCCGAACGCGACATACATCATCACAACAGCCGCCACCAAGAAGATCGGCAGCGCAATGTAGTACCACGGAATCTTTCGCTCAGTGGTATCTAGCTCGGTGGACTTGTAGGTGCCCATGGGACGCGTGGGCAACTTCTTGCGCCTGACGATGAGAGCGTTCGCTTTTTCCGGCCTTGACTCAAAACGATCGAACTCACGCAAGTGAACGAACTTCGTGCCGAAGCGACGACGCACATGCACATGGCGCTCGATCAGATCATGCACGAACTGATCGCATTGCTTATCGGGAGACTGACTCACAAAGATGAAATCAAGACCGCGATGGCGATGCTTGGCGAGCTGTTCGACATGATGCGGCACCTTGGAGCCAGGTGGACGCTTTGGCAACATGCCGTGCTCATAAGCCTCATCAACCAGCGCGACCGCGCCATCAGGCATGAAGTTAGGCCAATCGCGAAATTGCTCGGGCGTCATCTCAAGCACGCCTGTTTTTTCGTAGTCGAATTCACGGATGTTGCATGCAAAGACCATGCGACCCTGGTCTTTGTATTCGAGCAATTTTTCAATTGCATGCAGCGTCTTGCCATGACCAGGCTGCCCAGTGAACCAATAGATCATTGGTTTGCTCCGAGGCTGTCAGCCACGCTTTTGGGTACAAGGAACACCTTCCACGTCATGCGCACGGTAAGCGCGGAGAGAACCATGGACATCGCAGTGCCGATACCCAGATAGCCGAGCATCTGCCCTGCAGGACCATCCAACCCTGCGATGTTGGTTGTGATGAAGTCTTTCAACCTTGGCAGAACAGCCTCAAATGACACCAAGGTGAGCCCGAAAGTGCCCAAAATCTTCCCCACGATGCCGGCAGCAACGTCCTTCAGCTTACCCAGCAAAAAAAGAACACCTTTAGTGATCCACTCCCACACCATGCCCATGTCAGAACCCCCAGCCCATTAAAATTCGGATTGCCAGATATGCGCCATACATCAGAATCAGGGCGCGCAAGATCGCAGCCGCCTGACAGAAATATGGGAAATCAGCGCCATTGATCGTGGTGCCTCTGATGGTGAAGCTAGGAGGCTGCGGGCACGAAGAATTGCCAAAGATATTTTCCGTATCGAGCTTGGATGTTGAGACGCCAAGACCAAAGCGCTTTACGCCATCAACATCGGATTTTCCATCACCCGGATCGGTTACATTGCCACTTCCCTCAAGGGCATCGGCAACACCGTTGCCATTCTTGTCAGTTGAATTACCGCTTGCGTTGGAACCCTTGGCGAGCTTTTCGAGTGCACACGTTGAGCGCCACTGCTGCATCAACTGCGCGTATTCCATCGCATCGCAAGCCTTACCAGTGCATACCGGCACAGCATCACAACTGCCGCCGCTGATGTTCTGTGCTCGACGCGTGTTGCAATCAATGCGCCACTGAATTTTCACCTGTATGCACTGGATTGCGTTACCGCTACAAGTAGGCGGGGTGTCACAGCTTTCGCCGCCGGATGCCTCATCCTTCTTGCCTTCACCACCCTCGCCGTCGCCCTCGCCGTCCTCATCACCTTCACCATCGCCATCCGCATCCTTCTTACAGGTTCCATCCTTGCCGGGCGCCTCGCCGGCAGCACACTGACCCTCACCGGGCAGACACTTGCCGGATGGACTCATGATGGTTCCAGGCGGACATTCATCCTTTTCGGGTGCGCAGTAAAGCGCACCAGAGGCGACCGCACCGGGCGTTGACGGTGAGACAGCGACCATACCCTGCGGACACTTATTCTCAGGCTTACACACGCCGTCCTGTTTGACCTGACCAGCGGGGCATGGTGGATCGATAGGCTGACACACACCCATGTAGCCATTCCAAAAGGAACCGGCAGGACACTTGCCTTTGTAGTCATCGCCACAGATGGCCCCGGTAGGTGAACGGGTACTGGTTTCATCGTCACCATTCTGACGATATTTGACCTCACAACCGTTCCAACATTGGGTAGATCCAGTTGGCGGCAAAAACTGCGTAACCGCTGAACCCATCGCATCACACCCATCTACCCAGCTGTGGTAGACACCAGCGTTTGCTACGGTGGACTCACACGAAGGACAAGACTTGTTGTCGAAGATGCCGTTGTATTGCTTTGCGCCCGGAACAGGAATGATGCAACGGGGGTTGCTATCGCTGTTGGGATCATTACGAGCAGATACATAGGCCTTTGTATCAGCAATACACGCAGCGTAAGCAGCGCCCTGCGTGGGAAACTCTTTGGCCTCAGCGCGACCAAAACCAGCCCAAGCGAAGATGATAACGACCAGTGCGTATGCAAACCTGCGCACGATGGCCGAAGCGAACACGCGCACGAGCCACGCCATCACATGCCCTCAAACGCGAGCCAGGCACAGCCCAGAAATCCAATCAGTACGAAGTAGCCCATAACTCCCCCTTTCACCTATAAAAAAGGGGCGAACGTTTCCGCGCGCCCCTGGCGATACAACACGACCAGGCGCTTACTTCACGCGCTTGATGTAAGCCCACACGATGGCGACACCGATGAGGATGGCACAGGCGGCGATGACCAAGCCCATATCCGTCTTGCCACCGGACAACTCGCCGGCGATGGCAGCACCAGGCGAACCAGAGCCACTTGCGAAGGCTGCACCCGATGCAACAAGGCTGGATGCACCGGCAGTGACCTTGCCGGCGGTGGACGAAGCGAAACGACGGGCTGCATTGACAACGTTCTTCATAACTCTCTCCATTTCAGTAGACCCCTACACGCGCCGCGCGGAATACGAGACGCGCTTTAACCCCTATCGCCCACATCGAAATGATGGCAAAAGCGACAATGGTTCCATCGGCCAGATCCAGGGGCGGAAGAACTGGCTGGTGGTACGGCATCCATACTGGAGCCAAACACGTGCCGTCTTGCTGCATGTTTGCGGCAGCACAGCCAACGACGTAGAGAGGCTCAGGTGTGGACATGACTTAGGCGACTCGCGTTGCCGGAGCGGAAGCCTTCGCGGTCAGATCGGGCACAAGGCGAATGCGGCGACCGAACTCCAATCCGCCAAATTTGTTGTTCTGCAACGACTTCGGATCGATGACGTAGAAGCCCTCGCCATAGGGGGCCTGATCCTCATCTAGGCCGATGGTGAACGGAAGGGGGAAATCGCCCTCGCGCAACACGGCAGCGGTCTGCTCGCGGAAATGCGTGGCCGGCTTACCCTCACGGGCCGGGAACGAACGCACAGCAACAGCGGAACTCATGACTTGAACTTTCATAGTGGGACTACCTTCCAGGCAAATGTCCGGCCAAAGAGGAATGTCACTTTCCACGGGGACGGCCAGAACTCCCCGGTAAGCTTGTCGAACCAACCGCCTTTTGCTTTGCGGATATCCGCCTCCCCGCCGAGAGCTTCGCGCGCGTCCTTGGGGGCCTTCCACCAACGCAATTCGCGCTTGGATTCGGTGTTGAGTCCACCGCAGCCGTGTGTGCGAAATCCCTTGGGAAAAGCAGCAGCTGTAATGGCGGTGAACTTGCTTGCGTACTTGGCGAGATAGCCGACGCAGTTGCGGGCCTTCTCGATTTGGCTGCTGCCATGGGGCCACCATCCACGCTGATCGACCTTGCCGAAGTACATGCCGGTGGGAACCCACAGCATCACGTGGTAGTGCGGACGGAATCGTTTGGTGAGCTCTCCGACCCATACGTAACGAAAGCTTTCACGGTCCCAACGTCCTCGCCGAGATTTAGCGCGATTGAAGTGGCCGCGCATCCGTGTAAGTAGTTCCCTAATGTCACAAGGGCTGCTGTCGCGTCCATCAGCGTAGGTGAGCGTGAGGAAATACCACGCGCCACGGAAGGAGCCCTTTTTGGCTTCTTGGTCATGCAGACGTGCTCCGGTAATCACGGACTTGCGCAGCCGTTGCGCCCGCGCTTGGAGCGGGTCAATTTCGATGGTGACCGTGCCCTTGGCGGTCTTCGTATGCGTTGTTTTGTAATGGACAAGCCCAAGGGCCAGCGCTGCGCGCTGGCCCTCAGCGGTCAACGCGATCGGATGGGCAGCGTCGAACTCAGCAACGCTGGTGCCCACCACACGCTTGTTGCTGTGGATCTTCTTTGCGGCCAATTCGGTGCGGCGCGTAGCAGCCTGCATGACGCCAATAGATGCATCGAACGCGGACAACTCACGCGATTGCGCGGGCTGTTCCTGCATGCGGATGCGTGCGTTTTTGGAAGTGCAGGCGACGCACAAGCCACCAGGGAAAAAATACGTGGTGGGATCGCCGCAGAATGAGCATGTGCCGTCAGACATCGCTCTCATCCTCTGAAAGCGAATCGAACAGCACATCAAAGCAGTCATCACACAAGACACCTTCTTCGGTGCAATGCGCAAAGACCGCACGATCGAAGTAGCCACAACGATCGCACTTGAAAATAAGGTCAGCCACGATAGAACTCCATGGCAGCATCGCGCGCATCAGCAGCATCGGTGCGTGATGCGAAATAGCTCTGTTCGACAGCATTGCCGTTGACGACGATGGTCAACACGTAGATGCGTGGACCGCCCTGCACTCGGGCTGCGGAAATCATCCAAGCGACAGATGGCGAATCAGCCACGGCGCACCTCGCGATATGCGATTGCGACCAATGCGGCTTGCTCGATCTGAGCAACCATCGCGTCGTGCTTGCGATCAAGCCGCCACAAAATTAGGCCGGTGATTCCCTGGCCGAGTAACAGGCAGGCAGGCGCGATAGAGATCAGCGCGAGCAGCTGCAAGACGAAATTCGGATGCACCCCACTACCCCCTCCCCTGCCCCTTGACGCGGACCCCGGAGGGGAGCCGGGGGTGCGCGAGTCAAACGCAATTTGACTGTGGACTTTGTATAGTGGGACTTAACTATCGGTCAAGAGAAATTTGACGTGAACACCCAAAATAAATTGATTGACATGGCTGTCAAAGTGTGCAATCCGCCGAATGCAACGGGGCTGGCGAAGAAGCTGGGTGTAACGAAAGCGGCCGTGAGCATGTGGAGGCACGGCGGCAAAATCAAAGACGATCACCTGATGGCGCTCATCAAAGTGGCGCAGGCTGACCCAGCCTTGGCGGTGCTAGTGCGCACCGAAGGGGCGGAAACAGCCGATGCTAAAAAGGCCTGGGGTGTCGTGTGGGACAGACTGTCCCCGGTCACTACGGTGATAGGGGGCTTGGTGCTGGCCATCGGCATGATGCCTGCGACGGGTCGGACGAAACCACTTGATATTCAAGAACTTGCGCAAGCTGACTGCGCATATTCTGTATATTATGTCAAAACTGTTAGTACTCCCTTAGTACTCCCTTAGTACTCCCTAGTACTCCCTTTGATTTCACTTGCCGCTGCACCGCGCCGCCCGCCTCAGCCAGCGATCGTGAATACCGAGCCCGAGTCCACGCGCACGCCGGCGCCGTTGATGAAGCTGGCGCGCTCCGAGCACAGGAATGCGACGACGGAGGCCACTTCCTCTGGCCGGCCGCGCCGCTTCAGCACCATGCCGGGGCGTTCTTCATCCAGGAACGAGGCAATGGCTTCTTCGACACTGGTTCCGTTCTCGTGTGCGCGTTTTTGCATCATCTTGTCGGTCATCGGCGTTGCGATGAACGCGGGCGACACCGTGTTGACCAACACATTGTCGGCGCCATAGGCCTTTGACAGTCCCTTGGCCAGGCTCAGGATGCCGGCCTTGGACGCGCAGTAGGCCAACTCATCCACGTACGGCTGCACTGCATCTTCGGACGCGAACAACACAATCCGCCCCCACTGCTTGCGACGCATGGCAGGAATGGCCTGGCGGCACATGCGCACCGCGCCCATCAGGTTGATGTCCAGCGTTTCGAGCCAGCCGGCATCGCTGACCTCCAGGAAATCGCCGGTGGCGCCGGTAACGCCCGCGGCGTTGATATAGATATCCGGGTCGCCCAATTGCGCGCGCACCTGGGTCCAGATGTGGATGACGTCCTGTTGCTGCGTCACATCGCCTTCGATGGCGACGATCTCTCCCAGGCCGGACAACTCGGCCACTGCCTGGTCGAGCGTGCCATTGGGAAGATCGGTGATCGCCACGCGCACGCCGGCTTCGAGCAGCTGGCGCGCCGTCTCCTTGCCCATGCCGGAGTCGCCGCCACTGATGAGGGCGATCCGCTGTTTGATTCCGAGATCCAT